GGACACGCCGCGTGAGGCGATTCTGCGGATGCGGAAGAAGCTTGGGCCTGAGTCGTTCCTTCGGGAGGGTTTGGGCATCTGGGATGAGCAGGTGGCTGGCGAGGCTGGGATCCCGTTGAAGCCGTGGGCGGACCTCGGCCTGGTGAACGTGCCGGCTGAGTGGCCGTTGGCGGCGCTGGGCTTGGACATGCACCCGGTTACGGGGCGCTTGTACGTGGGGGTTGCGGCGTTCGCTGAGGAGCCGCGCCTGCACGTTGAGCTTGTGGCCGAGGATGTTCTGGCGGGTGGTTTGGACGCTGCCGTGGAGTGGGTTTTCCAAAGGGTCGGCCGGCGCTTGCCGGTGGTCATTCCTGCGGATTCCCCGGCGACGATGCTGCACGCGGCACTGGTGAAGAAGCGGGTCAAGGTTTACGTGTTGAACCTGACGGAGCAGTGGCAGTCGTCGGCGGCGTTTGAGCGTGCGGTCACCACCGACCGGACGTTGACGCACTTCACCGACCCACTGTTGGACCAGTCGGTGAAGGACTCGACCCGTGAGCAGCACCGGGCGCCGGGACAGTGGCGGGTGGGTAGGTCGGGTGAGCTGCAGGGCGCACCCCTTTGGTCTGTGGTGGCCGCGCATTTTGGTGCGGTCAAGTGGAGTAAGCGACGCGGGACGGCTTCGGCCGGTAGTGATTCGGCAAGGTCAGGCAGGGCTAGCAGTGGGCGTTCGTCCACTTCCAGAGAGGCGGTGCGGGCGTGACGATGTTCGACACCCTCACCGTCCCCGGTTTGACTGATGACGAGCAGCGCACGCTGAACCATCTTGTCTCTGAGCTGAAGGCGAAGGAGCCGCGTAACCTGTTGCGGCAGCGCCTGTATGACAACAAGGAGGTCGCGCGCCGTATCGGTGACACGATCCCCGGCCACTACTTCAACATGGGCATCGTGCTCGGCTGGACGGGCAAGGCTGTCGATGGTGTGGCGCGCAGGTGCAACCTTGAGCGGTTTGTGTGGGCTGACGGCGACCTCGACGACATCGGCGCCCAGCAGGTGTGGGACGACAACAACCTGGCGTCGGAGATTAACTCCGCAATGGTGTCCTCGCTGATCCACGGGCCGTCGTTCCTGGTGAACACGCTGGGCTTCGATGATGAGCCGCGTTCGCTGATCCACGTCCGCGACGCTCTGAACGCGACGGGCGACTGGAACGCGCGGCGTCGCAGGCTTGACAACTTCCTGTCGGTGTTGGGCCGCGACGACAACAACAACATCACCGAGTTCGCCCTGTACCTTGACGGGCTCACCATCGCCGCCGTGAAGTCGGACGGCGCGTGGAGTGTGGACAAGCAGGAACACCCGTGGGGTATGCCGGCTGAGGCGTTGGTTTACAAGCCTCGGGTGGGCCGCGCGTTCGGTTCCTCACGGATCAGCCGTCCGATCATTGGCCTGCAGTCGCAGGCGGTTCGGTCGCTGATCCGGCTCGAGGGCCACATGGACGTTTACTCGTACCCTGATTTCTGGCTGCTTGGGGCGATGGCGAAGGATGTCAAGGGCGAGGCTGACGGGAACGTGGCCGCGATGGCTGCGGCGTTGGGTCGCATCCGTGGCATCCCTGACTTGCCGGCTGACGACCCGAACGCGCGGGACAACAACCTCGACCGCGCCGAGGTCAAGCAGTTCCCTGCCTCGACGCCTACGCCGAACCTGGCGACGTTGAACGCGCTGGCGAAGTTGTTCGCCCGCGAGGCGTCCCTGCCCGATTCGGCCGTGGCGATCACGGACTTCTCGAACCCGACTTCGGGCGACTCGTATGACGCGAGCCAGTACGAGCTCATTGCCGAGTCTGAGGGTGCGGTGTCCGACTGGACGCCCGCGTTGAAGCGGTCGCACTTGCGGGCGTTGGCTATCGCTAACGACCTGTCGGAGGTTCCGGCCGAGTGGTCGACGATTGAGCCGCAGTGGCGCAACCCGCGCTACACGTCGAAGGCTGCACTGGCGGATGCCGGGTTGAAGCAGTTGCAGGCGGTGCCGTGGCTGGCCGACTCCGAGGTTGGCTTGGAGCTGTTGGGCTTGGATGCGCAGCAGATTCGCCGCGCCCTGGCTGACAAGCGGCGCATGGGTGGCTCTGCCGCGCTGACCGCTGTGGCTGGCGCTGTGGCTTCGACGGCCACGGATGACGCTGCGGCGATCCGCGCGAAGGCGGACGCGATGGGTGTGCTGATCCGTTCTGGCGTGAAGCCTGAGGATGCGGCGCAGGCTGTCGGCTTTGACCGGTTGAACTTCACGGGTGCCGTGCCGGTGTCGTTGAGGCTGCCGCAGGGTGACGCGCAGAAGCTTGAGGGTGGCGACGGTGGCGCAGGCAACGCTGACGCGAACGCACCGGCGTGACCTTCGCGTTCTGACGGATCAGTCGGCGCGTGACCTGCGGGAGTTCTGGCGCGGGTTTGGTTCTGCTGAGTCCGCTCGGGACATGCTGCTGGATGGGCTGCCCCGGTTCGTGTCCATCTACGGTGCGGCGGCTGCGACGTTGGGCGCCGACTACTACGACGAGTTGCGTGACGCTTCTTCGGTGCGTGGCCGGTTCCGCGCCGCGCCGGTTGAGCCGGTGGGTTCGGACGCGCTCGAGGTGTTGGCGCGTGTCGCTGTTGGCCCACTGTTCCAGGAGGTTCCTGACGAGGCGTCCGCGTTGACTCTCGCTAGTGGCGGGTTGCAACGCCACATCGCTAACGCTGACCGGGAGACGGTGCGGCTTGCCTCCGTGGAGGACAAGCGCGCGCAGGGCTGGGTTCGTGTTGGCGACGGCGGTTGTGACTGGTGCCGCCAGTACCTCGACGGTGAGGTCCATTACGCCGAGGGTTACGACTTCGCGGCTCACGACCACTGCAACTGTTCGGCCGAACCCGTCTTCGGCTGACCCCACAAACCACCCCCGCCGCAACGGTGGGGACCACCCGAAACGGGAGCACCATGTCCGAGACGAACACCGAGGCCACCGCAACGGAGACCGAGGGCACCGAACCCGAGCAGCAGCCGAAGCCGACCGAGACGGTTGACTTCTGGAAGCAGAAGGCCCGCGAGCAGGAGAAGCGGGCCAAGGAGAACGCGGAAGCAGCCAAGCGGCTGTCGGAGATTGAGGAGTCGCAGAAGTCTGAGGCTCAGAAGGCTGCAGAGCGTGTCCGTGAAGCGGAGCAGCGCGCGCAGGCCCTCGAGTTCCGGGCGACCGTGGCCGAAATCGCTGGCGAAGCTGGCGTCCCCGCGTCCCTTCTCGCAGGCCCGGAGGAGCGAACCCCGGAGTCGGTCAAGGACTACGCCAAGGCCCTCAGTGAGTGGGCTGCCGGCGTCAAGAAGCAAGGCAACCGCGTGCCCCGTGAGGGCAACACACCTAAGGCGGGCGAGGACGACAGGCGGGCATTCGCTCGCAGCATCTTCGCCGCCGAATAGCCGCTCTGAAGGGAGCAATCGTCATGGCCATTCTGGCTACCACCAACCTTGTGCTGCCGCGAAACATCGCGGACGGCATGATCAAGACCGTCATGGGCGGGTCGGCCGTGGCCGCACTGTCCAACCGCGCCCCGATGCGGTTCGGTAACACCGACCTCATCAAGTTCGACACCCGGCCGAAGGCTGAGTTCGTCGCTGAAGGTGCCGCCAAGGGCAGCACCAACGTGGCGATGTCGACCGTCACCGCTTCCCCGAAGAAGGCTCAGGTCACCCTGCGCTTCAACGAGGAGGTCCAGTGGTCGGACGAGGACTACCAGCTCGGTGTGCTTGACACCGTGGCGCAGGAGGGTGCTTTCGCCCTGCAGCGTGCGCTGGACCTCGGCCTGTTCTACCGGATCAACCCCCTGACGGGTGCGGCGATCACCGGCTGGACGAACTACCTCAACACCACCACGAAGCGCGTCGAGCAGAACACTGCCACTGTGGACGCTGACATTCAGTCGGCTGTCGGCCTGGTGATGAACGCCGGCTTCGCGGTGAACGGTCTGGCGCTGGACCCGTCCTACGCCTTCTCCCTGGCCACCACGCCCGTCTCTGGCACGGACTCCCGTCCGCGCTACCCCGAGCTTGGGTTCGGCGCCAGCATCTCCTCCTTCCGTGGCATCCCCACGTCGGTCACCTCGACCGTCTCGGCCACCCCGGAGGCGACCGACACGAAGGTTCGCGCCATCACGGGCGACTTCCAGGACGGCATCTTCTGGGGCATCCAGAAGGACCTCCCGGTTGAGCTGATCCGCTTCGGTGACCCGGACGGCCAGGGCGACCTGAAGCGCAACAACCAGATCGCGCTGCGCCTCGAGGTTGTCTACGGCTGGTACGTGGACGCCGCCCGCTTCGCCGTCGTTGAGAACGCGGTCTGATCGTGGCTCGCTTCGTGAACGCTGAGAGCGGTTCCGTGGTCAACGTTGACGACGACACCGCTGCTCAGCTTGGCCCGGAGTGGAAGAAGGGCAAGGCAGCTGGCGCCAAGCCCTCCGCGCAGGAGAACACCTTCGGCATCGCCTCGAACGCTTCCCCTGTGGAGGCTGAGGCGGAGCCTGCGCCGGCCAAGAAGGCCGCCGCGAAGTCCGAGAAGTGATAGGAGGGGGTGACCCGTGACTGTCATTGTCACGCTGACCGACCTACCGGCTGCGATCCAGTCGCATGAACTGGCGCAGACGATGGTGGCCGGCGCGAACGCGAAGGCGTCACGGGTCGCCCCCTGCCTCACCTGGGATGGGACGGTGCTTGACCAGCCGGCCCCGTCTGAGGACAAGCTGGCTGAGGCTCGGCTGGTCCTCATTGGCGCGATTCGGCGTTGGGCTGAGGCTGGTGCCGGGGCGCTGCAATCTCAGACGGCCGGCTCATTCAGCATGACCGTTGACACGCGCCAGCAGCCGACCGGCTACAACCTGTGGCCGTCGGAGATTGAGAACCTGCAGGCGATCTGCAAGGCGCCTGGCGAGGGTTCCCGGCAGGCGTTCTCTCTTGACACTGTGCCGGTGTCGTCGATCCACGCGGCATGGTGTGCCCTTAACTTTGGTGGCACCTACTGTTCGTGCGGTGCTGACATCGCCGGTTACGCCATTTACGAGCAGGCGTGATGTCGTTCCCTTACGGCGAGACGGTGACGTTCCTAGCCCCTGGCGAGACGGTCGACGACTACGGCAACACGGTGCAGACGTGGGACTCTCCCGCAACCGCACTGGTGAAGGATCACGCCGGGGTTGAGCCGCGCCCGTCGAGTGAGTCGAACCTTGACGACCGCAACGCCGTCACGTCCGGTTTCACCTTGTACTGGTTGGGTGACGTGTTCGACGTGGACCCGCAGTGGCGTGCCGTGGTGCGCGGTGAGACGTGGCAGGTACTCGGTGACGAGGCTGGTTGGGTTTCCCCGTTCACCGGTTGGCAGGCGGGCACTGTGGTGCAGGTTGGGAGGGTTGATGGCTAACAACTTCCGGCTGTCGAACCCTCGAGCCGTGTCCCGTGCCGCTTTGCAGGCGCCGGGTGTGGCTGCGGCGGTGGATGCTGCCGCTGAGGCGATTGCGGCCCGCGCCCGTAACGCCACCGATGACACGATTGACGTTACCCCGCATGAGCGTCGGGACCGGCATGGGGCGTTTGTGTCCCGGCTGGGTTCGGGTGCTGCGGGTGAGGCGAAGGACCGCGCCCTTGGCCGCAGCGTTGGCGGTGCGTGATGCCTGTTATCCCGGCTGACGCGGAACGGGTTGTCACTGACGCG